GTCGTTTGGGTAGCTTCGTTCCTTTTATTTGTCTTGCAGGATTCTTAGGTATAATCTCTTCCTGCTCTAACCATTCAAAAAATGCTTTTAAGCAAGCAATTTTATTATTAATGGTACTTGCTTTTAAATCTGCATAATTTTTTGCTAAAAAATATCTTATATCATTTTTATTTATAGTTGCTACTGGCTTATTAATAAAAGTCATGAAATGTCTTAAAGTGTACATGTAATTTTTTAAAGTTGCACCTGAATAATGTTCTAATTTTCTAACTTCTAGATATAAAACTATCTTTTCTTTAAGATCACTACATGTTAAAGATTTTTCTGAACTTAATACATCATAATTATATAATGCTAAATGTAACAATTCTCTTATTTTATTTTGTTGTTGCCAATCATAATTAAATTCTAGTGTTAACTTTCCTAATGCTCTTACTACAAACTCTTCATTGCAATTCATAATTAAAACCACCTTTTAATAAAATATATCAAATTAAATGAATAACTTTAAAAGACATGGTTATAATACTATATGTAAAGAGTGGTTTATCCACCTTTTGCATATAGTAAAACCAGGGTTCTTTTATCTCGACAATAATAGATTCCCCTGGTTTTATTTTTTTATGCGTAATTATATTGAATTCTTATTTGTAATTTTAAAGCCTGTACTTGTAAAATTTTATTTCATCAAAGATCAATTTTCCTATTGTGCATCAACTATACTTGCTGAATATAATAATTATTCATATTTTTAGATGCAATTTCACACATCTTATCAACAATATATTTTGCGAATTTCATATATCCAATATTGCTCATGTGTACATCGTTAGGGTGGTATAATTTATCATAAGTGTTATTAAATTGGTCAATGTTTGGGTCTATTACTTTTAAACCGTATTTAATAGCAATTTTATCGATAACAGTGTTAGTTGCACTTACTCCAATAGTTCCTCCACCTCCATATAATTTTATTAAAATTATATTTATTTTTGGATTATCATGTTTTGCTTTCTCGATTATCTTACAATAGTCGCCTGTGTTAGTGTCAGTAAAAAGGGTGTAGTCACTTCCAACACAATCAATATTAATAGTATCTGTTAATCCTGCGTTAGTACCTAAAAACAATAACATAGTGTCATAATTTACAAAAGATGAAGGTATAAATCTATGAACAACTTGTCCTGTACCAATTGTAACGTTAGCATCTTGACCACCACTTGCAATTGTGTTCCAATATTGAATTGGAGTTATTCCACTACTACCGGAATTAGTAATAGATGCATTAGTGATTTTTTCTAAATAGTATGGATAATTATATTTTGTAATACGGTTTATAGCAGTTCCACTTGTATCACCTTCTGTAAGACTATCCCCTACACATATAATATTATCAAATAAACTAAATAAGTAATTTAAATCTATTTTAATTTCTCTATATATTTTTACAATAGGAGCAGTATTATTCATACATGACATCATCACATATCTGTCCATATCAGCTGTATATTTTACAGTTGTTTCCAACGAATTTACCGATATCGCCCTGTTGACTTTATTACTACCATCAGAATCACAAGTTGCTATAAAACACACGTTTGTCAAATAACCTGTTGATTTTAATTCAACTGTTTGCCCCTCCTTAAGTAGAAAAGGTGCACAATATTGAGTATTTGCTACAACAGTTAAAGCAGGAGGGTTTGCATTAGATAGATAGCTACCCGATATCCATGATACTTTTGTTGCATCAGATGTTAAACCATTTAGTGAATTCAACATGTTTGACAATTTATCTACGGTGTCAGATGATGTTGAATATTCATAACTAATTATACTATTTATTTCTTTTAAATCTTCTGTTGTAATATTAACACCATCGACCCTATGAACTTCAAGATATAATGATTTACCGATATAAGTTTCATCTAGTGTTAAACTTTCACCAAGTGCATTTCCACCAAATGCAACCAATGTCGGCAATACACCATTATTAGAATATAACCACACTTTATATTTATCATTTCTTTTATTTTTTATGATTGCGTTTTCGTGCCATGCAAAAGAAGATGATATTGAATAACTTGTTGTAGTTAAATTTTGAATATTAAAAGTGGGATTTGCTGTTGTACCTCCAATAAACCATTCAATAGCAGATGGGTGATATACTGTTATATCTTCTTTAGCTTCATTTAAAAAAGTATTGTTATATATAGTTCCCCAAGTATCACTTGCTTTAAAAAGGACAAGTATATATTTAATGTAACGTGCATCGTATTTATTAAAATAAAGCGTATTTCCTGTAATATTAGTTTGTTGATTATAAGTTGTGGCATCAACAAACGAATATAAATGATAATGATAATTTTTTGCAAGCTTTATAACGATATCGTCAGTTACAGTAAATTCATAACATGCTCCATATAATGCATTCGTTGAAAATACTCCTGCATTAACATATCCTAGTTTCAGCATAGGGTTTATTGTTGTTAAACGATTATTGTTTATTGTTTGCGATATTAAATTCTGAACTGAATCACTAAACATATACTTTTTTACTGTGTTGTCTCCTAAGCTTATAAAGTTTCCTATATCAAACCACGCTGTTCCATTATAACAATAGTTTGAACTTCTATCACTCACATACCAATATTCATCAACAACCATTCCTGTTGATGGTAGGTTTACAAATAAACAAGTCCCTTTAAATATTTTAGTACTGCCCATACTCCCAAATTTACTATCAACATATGCAGTATCAGCTTTTACTGCTTGTAAAGTATCAGTTGTAGTTTTATCAGATTTTAATGCAAGCGCATTATTTACATCAACAGTTTTTGCTTTTTCAGTTATATATGTTTGGTTCGGAATATCTGACGTTTGTGAATTAAGTTCATTGATTGCACCCTTAATTGTTTGAGATGATGTCTTTAATACTTCATCCCCTAGTAAAAAATTTCTTATTCTCGCCCATGTAGAATTCCTAGTATTTTCTCCTTGCTGAAATAATACCAGATCATTATCTGCTGGATCTACAGTTATTTTATCTCCTATTTTCCATCCCATTTAAATCATCTCCTATCCGAAAAATTGTTCTAAGCTTTCATCAGTTAAAGGATCACCATTTTCATCAAGCAAAGTTCCATTTCCTATAGATTTATCTATTATATTAATTACCTGATTTAAATTTAAAGTAGTTAAATCCCATTTATCTTTATCTGACTTCGTAACATGAATATCAGCATTATTTATGTGATCTGTATATTTTTCATTTGTTTGTATTAACTCCGTAATAGTATCTTTAGCTAATTGAGTTTTATTTTCTAATTCATCTCTAGATTCATTGGCTGTTGATGTAACATTTTCTAAATTACTTTTAGCTGTTTCACTATTTGTAATTGTGCTTTTTAATTCATTATCTAAATTTATAGCAGCATCTATATTCTCAAAGAAATCACTACACTGATCTATTTTATTTTCTAATTCTTCTAATAACGTGTATGTAGCTTTGCTTATAGTTCCATTAGTCTCCAAAGTGCTTGGAACTACAGTAAGTACTAAATTAAATGTTGCTTTTTTCTTGCCTGTAGCTGTATTAATAAACTGTAACTCTATAGGCGTTTTCCCTGGTGTAGTTGTTAATTGTTCATCAGCTTCAATTATCACTATATTGTCATCTATATTAATCCCAACGCGTTCTTGTATTAATGGAACTTTATCAGCTTTCATTGCCCTAAGCTTTACAGTATATCCATTTAAATCCGCACACACACTATTATCATAGATGGTCAGTATTAGATTTAAATTATCAAATTGTTTGCATGGCGCAAATATATTTAAATTTTGCTTTAAATCCAAACTTACACTTAAATTTTGTGTTGACATTTAATCATCTCCTTTTTTACAATAGTGGATCAGGTTCAGATGGTAATGAATCATCTATCATATTTTGTATTAGTGATTCTAAAGATTGACCATTTACATAAAAATTACCATTCACTGCAAAAGTTCCGTCTACTGTTAAATCTTTTTCCACAGTAATATCACCATATACATATAAATTTTTATTTATCCAAAGAGTATTAGGAATCAATAAAATAGCTGCTTCATTATCAGAAACAACTGATATCTTAGATGTATACCCATTTTCATTTGTAATTTGTATTCCAGTTTTATTTATATAACAACATTCATCATCATCATCTTCAACAATGAAACCGCCTATAGCAGTACATTTACCATCTGTAGTAACCGTAAATACTATATCGCCATTACTGTTTTTAACTAAAATTTTCCCATTATTAACTGTAAGTCCTTCTTCTGCATCTATTGTTACATTTTTACCACTTGCTTTAGAGCATGTAACTTTAAAGGCTGTCTTAGATAATTTTGTTGTAACCCCATCTTCACTTGTTTCTGTTATGGAATTAACCTTTTCATTTGCTGAGTTTGCTGTAATCGCTGCATCTTTTATAATGTCTGTTATTTGTTTTTTAGTAAATCCAACCTCTACAGTATCTATTGTTGTAATACCTTCAATATCTACACCGTAGGATATTTTATTAACTCTACCCTGTAGATCTAGATTTAATTTTTTATGTCTAACTGTTACTGTATCACCTAAATTAACGGTTTCTAAAATAGCATAATTCTTATATTCTTCTGTTTTACTTAATTCAATAAAATCAACCGTATAATTAAATGTCATTTGGTCAACTTTATCATCTGTAAACATCTTATTACAAGTTTCTCTCATAATAGTATAAGCTTCTTCTTCCGTCGCTTGATTTTCTCCTTTTTCTCCATCCCCATCCCAAATATCTAAATTTAAACTTACTTCTTTATAATATTTCTTTTCGTAATTATTTACTAAAGGACTTTCGATAGAGTATTCTGGTAACCTATAATCCCCTGACTTTGGAATTAAAACTGTTGCTAAATCCACATTATTTATTTTTTCATTAATCGAAGATAAATTCTTTCCATATTCAATAACCACACCATTATCAGATCCTCTAGAATCAACAATATCTATTGTGTCATTGTCTATTATAAATTCTCCACCATATTCACTTAATATTGAATTTTCATCACCAATTATTGCACTTAAAAGGCTTCCTTCTTGAATATTTACAATTACATTTGTATTAGTGTTTGTATCTAGATTCCCAACAGTATAATCATGTGGATCTAATGCTGCACTTAATACTTTTTGTATTGCTTGTTTTCTTGTTAATCCTGTAAGAGTCATAGCTCTTATTCTGTTTTCTTTTAAGTCTGCTAATAACTTAGCTTGCATTTGTACTATTATCGTAGTACTAGAAGTATCTTTATCTATAATTCTAAAGAGCTGGTCAAGTCTGCTATCTATAGTTGGAACTGAAACTATACTACCTATAACTAAATTACTGGAAATATCTTTGCTATCCTCTAAAGGGTATTCCAATTCCGTTGTATAATCATCATTAATAGCCTCTGAGGGTTTGCAATATATAATTTCATTAAGTACCCACTCATTATGCTTAAAATCAGTTTCTGTGCTTCTAAACAATCTTATATTACTCATTAGTAACACCTCCAACGTGGAGTAACCTCTAATTTAGTTACATTTCCACTCCAACTAATTGTATTTTTCCCAATAGAAAAGACTGGCCAATCACCAGTCATATTTTTACCGAAATTAACATTATCCTTATAGCATTCTTTTATTTCAGAATCTACACTTACATAACTACTAACATTATTAATAGTAAAACTTTTATTACCTGCATTTACAGTAATATTTCCACTGCCATATATCTTTATTAAAGGTTTGGACTCATAGCTTCCAAAATTATTCAATACTATGCCACTAGAGCTAATTTCATTTGTTTCTAATCCACTTGTCATATATTTCAATCCTCGGCAAGTAAATGTTGTAGTAAAACGTCTTACTATTAGACTTGTAGTTTTTGTTTCACTTATCTTCACTTGTTTAACCTTATAAATTTTATATTCATCTAAACTATAAAAAAGTTCTTTAGATCTAGAACTCAATAACCAATTATCAATTCTAGATTTTTTCATTAAATATTCTTCTTCAGTAGCTTTATATACAAAATTAAATTGTATTTCTATATCAGAAAATCCAATTACCTTAGTTAAATTTTCTCCACCATCAATTTTAATTGTTTCATATTCAATATTAGTAGATGGAATTGGTGGAATATTTTCTATTTTTAACTCTAAATCCTCTATACTATTTGACTTATTATAAAATATGAAAGACATTTTACCACCCCTTTCTACTCGAATTGAAAGCTAAATTACTACTTACAGTTGATGTAACCATTTTCCCAACTTTTTGACCATCCAAACTGACTGTTATATCTAATGCTTTTTCTAATCTATCCATTTTTGTTAATATAGCACTCAATACTGTATCATTATTACTATTATTAGAATAACTTTTGTCCATGTTTCTTAAAATATCCAAATTAGATAAATTAGCTATTTTTACAGTTCCATCAATGGTTTTACTCATATTAGTGTTAATTTGTGGCATTTCATTTTCAAATCCAACACCAATGCCTTGTGCAAGCATTGCTCCAATTTGATCTCTAAAAATATGTGATGGAGAATGTATCTCAAATTTATCCTTAACACCTTGAGTAAATGAATCACACAATCCACCTATCCATCCTGTTAATCCATCCCATGTACTCTTAATACCATCTTTAATGCCAAGTACAATATTTTTTCCTATATCCAGCATCTTAGTATATAGATTTTTAAATGTGTCTTCAATGCCAGTTACAACCTTCTCCATACCTGTTTTAGCTTCCGTAAGCATATTCCCCCCCCAAGTAGTAATATTTGTAACACAATTAACTAACCATGTCCAAATTTGCCCTGGCAATTGACTAAAAAATGTTACTATGCTAGTTATCCATGCACTTACATTTGTACTTATCCAGCTAACAACATTGATTCCCCATGTACCAAGATTAGTAACCACATTAACTAACCATGTCCATATGTTACCTGGCAATTGAGAAAAGAATGTAGTAATATCATTAATCCATATAGGAACATTAGTTGTAACATAAGTTAATACACTATTTCCCCATTCTCCTAATTTAGTAACTATATCCGCAAGAAAGTTCCAGATATTTATAGGCAATTGACTAAAAAACGTTGTAACATTATTTATCCATATTGGCACATTTATAGAAAAATAATTCCACACTTCAACTCCCCAAGTAGCTAACATACCAACCAACGAACCCAATCCATACATAATTTTATTTGGTAATTCTGAAAACCACTGTGCTAAATTATTTATCCACTGTGGGATTGTTGTAGTAAAAAAATTTATTATAGAGTTCCATCCATTAATAAATGCTGTTTTAACATTAGTTATAAAGATATTCATTTTTTCTCTAAATTGATCATTGTTTTTATATAGCAATGCGAATGCTCCTGCAAATGGATTTACTATAAATAATAATAGTTGCTTCCAATTATTTTGAAAGAAAGTAATTACAGTATTAAAAGCTTGTGGCAATGTAACTACAAAGAAATTCTTAAGCCATTCACCTATTGCATTTACTCCATTTCTAAACCATTCACATTTGTTATAAGCTATAACTATTCCAGCAACTAATGCAGCTATAGCAATAACAACCAATCCAATTGTTCCTGTTGCCATAACAAGATTTAATGCTGCTTGCGCCGCAGTCTGTAGTTTAGTTACAACTTCCCACTCTTTTATTACTTGAACCATTTTCTTTAGTCCTTCTTGAATTACTAGTGCTTTATTCCATAGCGCCATAGCATTAGTAATTCCATTTATAACCCCTGCTATTGTGGTAAACGTTAAAAATGCTCCTCCAATTCCTAATATAATTAATTTTGTAGAATCTCCATGTTCGCTTACAAAATTAAATAATCCCTCGAATATAGGTTTAACTGTATCTGCTATTCCACTTCCAATTTCCATTATAGATTGCGTCAGATCCGAAAACTTATCTTTAATACCAGGTATATTAGATACAAACCAATTGCTAAAGTCACTTAGCCTAGGTAGGACTTCGTCTGAAATAGGTAATAGCACTCCAGTTTGAATGTTTCGCTTTATACCCTCAAACGCTGAACCTAAGTCATTGTATTGTATACTATTTATAGAACCTAAAGCGTCTTTTGCGCTGCTTATAGATTTACTAGTATTAGCTAAAGAGGTAATAGCCTTAGCTCCTAAGTCTTCATATTTTGTTCCAAAAAGTTCTATTCCAACTTGATTTTGCAATAATGGGTCTTTCATATCCGCTAATGCACTAACTACTTGATTAAAAGATTCTTTTGCTACATCTCCACCTTGTCCAAATTTACTCGCCATTTCATCAGTATTGAAACCAAGTTGTGTAAACGCATCCTGTGTAGTTTTGCTTCCATCTATTGTTTTCAATGCAAACTCTTTCATACCATCACTTAAAATATCCATAGAAAAAGCTCCCGAGTCGCCTCCAGTTTTCATAATATTAAACATATCCTCTGCATTTAATCCAACTTTTGCAAATTGTACAGAATATTCACTAACAATATCTATCAAATCTCCGTTTTTATTTAGTCCTTGTTGTGTACCTTGTGCAATTAAATTAAATGCTTCGTTTCCGTCAATACCAAATTGTTGCATTAGTGCATTTACCGCTTTTATCGAATCATTTACTTCATATCCAAAAGCATCTCTTAAAGTAAAAGCATTTTCAGTTAACTCTTTTAAATCGTCTCCAGTTGCTCCAGTTTGCTGACTCACTGTTTTCATAGCTTCGGCTATATCTTCAAAATTTTCTCCAAAATTATCATTATAAATGTCAGTCATAACTTGCTTCATATCACCCATAGCTTCTGTACTAGTGCCTGTTGCTGTTTGTAAACCATTTAAAGATACCTGTAAATCACTTCCGAAGGTAATCATACTTAAAAATCCTTCTTTGCCCTTATCCCATATATCTCCACCTATAGCTAGTCCTACACCCTGTTTTATATATTCACCCATTCCACTAGTAGCAGATTTTATTTTCTCGCTG